GTGTTTTTTAGTTGGTGAATTATATATTTGGTCAGAGTATTTATTCATTATTAATAAGATATAAGGCATAGATTCATCATAATTAGAATTTGCAAGAATTTCAATTCCTAATGTGACGTTATCTGTATCAGGACTTTCAAACATATCTTTTAAGGCATTATACATCTTCTCATCAATTACTGTAGCTTCTTCACCATTTAGAAGTTTTAATAAACCTTTTTCATGATAGAAACAAGTAGCTTGTGTAAGAAAATCATACATATCCTCACTGCAGTAATCTGACAATCTGTAAATAGTTCCCCAAGAGTCTGAATTGTGCTTAGTTAATTGTTCATATATTTTATCACCATGTGCGCTTATTACTTTTTGCTTAAAACTGTTTTGGTTTAAAACATTTAAATAGTTACATTCTACATACTCACTGTCATAAAATTCTAAACTATCTTCAATTTTTTTTAAATCTCTTTCATCAAATACATATCCTAAATCTTTTAGTAAATCAATAAACTTAGTTAAAAATTTAGTTTTATATACTCTTCCCCAAGATGTTGTAAAAAGTTTATTAATGGTATTCTTTCCTACAATTATCTTGTCTGCTTCTTCATAATTACGACAAGTTTTAGATCGTGTATCTGCAAAAAGATCTTTAAGTTTCACTCTCGGTACATTTGTACCAGGCAGAAAGTATATTTTTTCTTTATTATTTAAAGAAAAATCTGTTTTAGCGTCCCCTATAAGATTTGTTACAAATTCATTATATTCTCCTTGAATCAGACCCTTGTAAGAATTTTCAAATCTAATAGCAACTTTTAAAGTGTTAACATCAACAGTTAAATAGTACTTGTTAATTAATTTCATTTTTTCCATTTTATTTAATAATAATAAGGGGAGTATTACCTCCCCTTATATTTGTTTTATTATAAAAGTTTGTTTGTTAAAAAGGGTAAATGTTTGACGCTTGAATTATTTTACAGCCATCTTCACCACATTTGGATCCATCATTAATTTAGCAAACTTAGTTTTGTTACCATTAACAATTTCTTTAATCATATAGTACTTTAAATCAGTTGTAAAAGATTCACAATCAGTAGTAAGCATAACTAATCTATCTAACATAGATTTGTCAACTGTATTTTTCTCTGCATGAGTCAAACAATAATTAATAATACGAGTAGTAATTATACTGCTAATATCAGCTCTAAAATTGCTATCTTCTCCAATTGAGTTTTTCAAGGCTCCTTTAACGTAAGCCTCATCTTTTGTCATAACATCCTCCGGTGTAATTAGTTTATCTAGTTGGTTATTGATAAATAAACTAAACATTGATGCTGTCTCAGCTCCGATTGATCCTTCTCCAATCATTTGAATTAAGCCAAGTTGATCTTCAAATTTTGGAATAGAGCTAATAGCATTAAAGAAAGTAGTAATAGATCTTGGGTTAACTGATTTACCAATTACTTCAGGATTCATCAACAGGAAGTTTATACAACGACCATCAATACCTGCTTTCTCTGCCCATCTGGACCAAACTTTAACATCAAATTTTACTTCAGTAGATACAAATCTAGTTTTCTGAGCTATGTCAAGTGATGTCACATTATAATCACCATTATCTGGATTTGTTGTTAAAATAATATGCCAATTTTTAGGAAGACTCCAAGAAATATATTCTTGTCTATCTATTAATTCCATTGTGGCTTGCATGAAACGCGGATCTGCACGAGTATAATCATCTAAAATTAAGAAACCACCTTCTCCTTTACCCTGAATCCACTCAGGAATAGCATGTGACATTCTTTTATCAACTACCTTGAATCCAGCTTTACTTGCCATAGGAAGTTGTGCTTCTGGAATCCACTTAGTTTGTCCTTCTTTATTTTGTATTTGATATTCTTTTACAGGAAATCCTACAAGATCTCCTAGCTCCTCAATTTGTGACAAATTAATTTTCTCAACGTGAAAATTTAATTCTTTAGCAAGTTGAATAATAGATGAAGTTTTACCAAGGCCTGCTTCACCTTCTACATTTACTGCAACAGGAACCTTGCCTTGTTTTTGAATATATTGGTTATTACTAACCATATGTTTCATAAAATCCTTTAACTCATCAATGTTTAATTGTACACTCATTTTTTTTTTAATTTTAAAGTTCTAATCTAATTACATGTCCTGGTAAATCATAATTCATTTCAGATCTTTCAGATAATACCCATAAGGTTCTACCTCTAGGTTTTACATCTGTATAACATTCTCCATCTGTAAAATATACAAGACTTGTGTATGTTTTTATGTTTTGATTAAAGTAATCAAGTACAGGGTCAAAGTCAGTACCTCCTCTGCCGTGCACTTCTATTTTCATATCTCCCTCATATTCTTCAATGGATCTGATAGTAGTATCACACTGTATTACTGTAATATCAACACCCATTTTATAGATATGATGTATTTCATTCATAAATTCTTTTAATTCATCATTACATACTGAACCAGAGGTATCAATAGCAAGAAGCATTTTTTGCTTTTGTTTTATTTTCAGACCTGGATTTTCAGAAAATCTTTTGTTTTCCTTTCTTCTAAGTTTTTTAGTAAAGATTTTTGTTGAAGCTCCGGTGAACCTTCTTAAATATGCTTTCCAATTAAACTTAGCTTTCTCTAACTGAGATATTTCTATTAACCAATCAGAAATATTTCCAGGAACTGTTCCTCTTGCCTTTTGAGTTTGTTCAGCAACGTCATTTAAGATTTTACCTAATTGCTTTTCTAAAAGCTTCTGTTCTGCTTCAGGAAGATTTTCAAATTCTTCCCAAGTTCCGTGATCATCAATATCTACTTTTTTATTATCAGTACCATTTCCTATTGATATTATTACAGAAGATGCATTTGCATTTAGAGCATCACACAGTTTATCAAAATTATCATCTCCGGAAGTACCCTTTTTATCTTTATTATCTTTTGCTTCTCTTAAAGCATCATAATAATAATGAGTACCAGCTTTTTTTTCAAGATTCAAATCAGGATAATCATCTATTTTTATACCACCTTCAGGCAAATACTGATCTTCTATATATTGATTTATCTCCATATCCATTGCTATGTTAGCAAGTTTTCTATCCGGAAATTCAAATATTTTTGTTAAATGAAAATATGCTATATGTAATAGCTCATGTTTTAAAAGGCCTATTTTGTGATCATCGGGTAAATTATTCCAAAAATCTTCATTAATTGCCAATTGATAATTAATTCCATTTTTAGATACGCCTGCTGTAGGCAGGTCTTTTCTCCATATTTTATTTAACATTATAAGAAAAAAGCCGTAAAACGGCTCTTTAATAATAAGATCTTTACTGATCTTACTTAAACTTTCTTCTTTTTTCATTTTTTTATTTTTATAGTTATATCTAATTTATCAACTGGAAAGCCCATATCCCTATAAATATTAATGTGAAGTTTATTAAAATGTTTCATTAGAATTTCTAAAGCATTTTCTTCACAACCTTCTTCAAGAAGTTTAGTTAAGATTAGACCATTTCCTGTAAAAGTCTCAAAATTTGTAATACGTTTGAATCCTTTTTTACATTCTTTTTCCCAAACATCTAAACTTAAATTTGAAACTTTATAGATAACTATTAATTGAGTAATGTCCATTTTATCTACAGATTGATCTATTATTTCAAAAGCTAAATTATTACTAGCTTTATCTGTAGAACTCAACATATCAATAATTCTTAATAATTCATTTTTTTTAAAAATCATTAGTCTTCTATTTTTTGTGTTCTAATCATCCATTTTGGTGGATGTTCATCATTAATATGATCTACCCATTCTTTTGCACTAGGAATATATCCAAAGCAATCTTCTTTTACATGTTGTTCACCAACATATCTTGTGTACACAGTTTTTCCTACGGAGTTTACAAAGCTTACTCCAAAGATTTTTTCTAATTCAAATATACCTTCACTGTGATGTCTAAACATTCTATGCTTACTATGTCCAATCCAAGCTTTAGTTGCATCAAACCATTCATGATATACAAGATACTCTTCTGGTTCTCCGCCAAATTTCTTGGCAGAGCTTCTACTGTGATCATATGGATGTGCCATTACTTTTTTGTTTTATCTAATAAATCTCCATCATGAAAATAGCTTGCTGTATTTGTAATTCTTACAGAGTTGTTGATGATGTATTTACCTGAAGGAACAAGAAAACAAAAGTTTCCAAAACCACCTTCATTATTCCACCAATCCTCTATATCATCAAGGATTTCATATGCAAAGTTTTCAACTAGCTTATAATCACTTTGTACAATATTAGATAGATCAGCATTATCTACCCAATCATCAATATTATTATCTACATCTTCTGGAGTTTCACATGCTTGTTTAGTAAAACCTATCCAGTCTATAGCACCGGAGTCTCCTCCACCATCATATCTTACCTTAATACCAGTAATACCAATATCAGCCAACCTAAATAGGAGACTTGTCAATTCTACTTCTGTCATAATTATTTGATTTGTAAAAATTTATAACTCAAAAGTCATTTCTCTTAAGTTACCATGAGCATCTTCAAAATACTTAACACCATCAACAACTTGTATCTTTAAAGGATCAAGCTTCCATTTAATACCTAAAAGTGTTGGACCATTGAGTTTTTTTAAATAATTAACAATGTCATTAGTATATACTATTTTGTGACGTATACCAACATCTGGATGCTCAATTGTAAATCTAAAAGGTATTCTTTTAGTTAATTTTTTCATACTATTTAAATTTGTAAAAACGGCCAAGAATGTTTCCATTCAAAAACTCTTCTTTTTCAAGCACTTCATATAAAAACTGGTGCTTTGTTTCTTGATATGTGAGCTCTGTTTTTGAATAACATATTCTGAGAATTTCTCTTTTAATCATTACACCTTCTTTATGAGCATCTTTAAGTACTTTATTACTACTGTAATAATTCATAAATGCCGGCTTTAATTCTCTAGTATATTTTTTAAGTCTTTTATCAGTAGTCATAGCAAGAGCTTTCTTACCCAAAGGTCTTTTAACATTTGCATAAAAATTCTTCTTACCAATATACATTACAGATTTTCCATCTATAATAGCACTCATTAAATATACAAAACCAACCCCTCCATCAGGAATATCATGGTTGGTAAACTCTTTACCTTCGTATATCCAGTTACTCATAAAGCATTCTTAATTAAATTAAACAACTCATCTCTAATAATATCTAAACCATATCTTTTAATTGAATCAGATAAATCTTTTTCTAAGTTTAAATTTATATAGTTTAAATCATAGCGAGTGTTATATTTAATCATACTGTTCAGTCCTGGTTCATCATTATCAAATAAAACCAGAATTTTTTCATATTTAGATTTTAAGTTTTCTATAATATTTTTTGGAATCATACTATTCTCACTATCCGGAGCAATGACCTCAATGTTTTTAATACCTAAAGCTTTAAAGGCCATCAAATCTTTTAGACTAGATACAATGATGAGATACTTTTTATCATACTTTAATTGATCCATACCTTGGATATAGTTTTGAACTTTTATAAACTTTTTATCTGCATTCTTAGGCATATAAATTTTATATAGTTCACCGTCATTTCTGAAATAACCATATACATAAGGTTTCTCAAACTTTATTTCTGATAAAATATCATCCTCAGTTTTACTCATTACAAAATAATCAAGAGGATGAACATTGTGCTCTGATAGCATTTTTGATGATATCATATATTTTTTCCAATAATCAGCATCAAGATTATTCCAGGATCTAATTTGAAAATCAGTTACCTTGTATTTATCATAATGTTTGTATTCTACTTTTTCAAAAGACTTGTGAGTATTTAAATAATCTTCATAGTCTTCAATTATCTTATACACAGCTCTCCATCTTATAGAATAGTTAAACATATGCATTACTAAAGCAACATGGTCTCCTTGATAACCAGATGAGAAATCTTTAAACTTGTAAGTATTAGACTCTACATCAAAATATATAAACATTGAAGGAACTTTGTCTTTAGATGAAAATACAGAAAGCATTTTTACATCTTGACCGTGAAGTTTCTCTTTTAAGTTTAAGTAGTATTCAAAAACCCATTCTCTTGGTACATCTGAAATACTTGCTATAATGTTACTCGTTGAAATCATTTTATAAATTTAATAGAAAAGGGAGCCCATTCAGACTCCCTCAACTATTAATTATTATAAATTAATCTAGAGAAAAGTCTGCAGAAGATCTTGGACTAATACTTAAATCATCACCAAAAGATTCCACATCTTTTACTTCAAGTTTAGTAAGGTGCTTGGCTTCATTATAAAGCATAACCTTATCATCACTTTCTGCGCAAAATGCATATCCCTCTTGAGAAGATTTAGGTAACCACACATCATAACTTGTATAACCGGATTTATTTAAATATTCTTTACCTGCTATACAAAATTTTAGATACACATCCTTATAAGGAGCTGTATCATTAAATCCTTTTACAAAATCTTCAATTGTTGCATACTTTTCATCTTGATCTTTAAACCAATCAAGAATTCCAAGAGCTTTAGAAAGATTCTGTAAGAAAATAAGCATAGACTTATCTCTTTGAATTTTAATTCCTGTTTTTGTTTCACCATCAGCAAAAGCATATTGACTTGCTTTTACTCTTCCTACCTGACCAGCATAATGACCTTTAGAAACATCATCTTTATCAATCATAAAACCTTCAAAATTCTCAATAGGTTTTGTTTCTACATCTAAATATAAATGATATGCTCCATCAATATATTTAAATGGTTCAATGTAAACTCTATTAATTTTTAATTCATGATTTCCTGGAGAAATTGTTTTTGGTAATCCTGATCCTCCTGTTGATTCTGTTAGGTCTTTTGTACTTAATCCCATTTTGTTTTTATTTTATTTATTATTTAATGAATACTTTATCCCAGTGCGTCACAATTGCACCGTCCACTAGTTCAGAAATTATAATTTCCTGATTTCTTAAATGATCAGGTCTTGCTCCACAAGTAACTTCGTCATTTGTTTTAAAACTTAAAATTACTTCATTACCTTTTCTAAACATATAACCAATTGCATCAGCATTTGCGCAGATCAAAGATTTAATTTTACCTGTCAAATCAATATTGGCAGCCATTACAAGCTCACCTTTATCATCCACCTGTTTATCTTTAATATGACCTGATAGCAAAACTGTATCAGCTAATGTATCAACAAAATCTAATACTTCAAAAAATGCCTCACGAATATACAAATAACCGGCACCATTAGGTAATGTGGTTACATTATCACCCGAATAGTTTTTACCCATTGCTGTTTCTTTATACTTTTTTACAGCAAGAGGCATAACCATTTCTTCTAATGCAGTTACAGTATCAATTGTAACATAATCATATGGTCTTCCTTGATTCTTTACTTCTTTACCAATAGCAATTAACTCTTGCAAATTATTGGCTTTAACTTTTAAAGCATCAACATAATCAGATCCGTTTTCTAAATCAATGATCAGGTTGTTTTCTAATCCTGCATAAGCGGTTGTTTTACCCGTTTTAGGCTTAGAATAAATAACCATTCTTTTAGGGTTAGTTCTTGTAGCACTAATCTTTTTTCTTGGCAATGAAATTTCCATTAATTAAATGTTTTAGTTATTAAATCATTCAACCACTTTTTATCACTTACAGGTTTTTTCCAAATTACTGCTGCAAAATCTTTTAGACCTATACTCTCTAAAGAGAAATTCTCATCCGGAGATTCTTTATCTAAACTTAATTCTTTTTCAAAATCTGGAAAATGTGACAAGGATATTTGTTCTTGTGGTTCAACATAATTACCATTTTCAAAATCAGAATATGAAATCATATCACCATTTCTCATAACAACTAACATTTCATCTAGAGGAATTAAATAACTAATGTAGCTCTCTCCTGTAGACTTTACAGTTTCTTTTGTTTCATATTCCTCTTTAAAGAAAGGATTATTTTTTAACATAAAAAGCTGTCTTTGTTTGTACATTGGAATCATATCTTTTTCTCCATTAACTTCAGTATAATCATAAAATTCAATAAAGATGTCTTGATCTTTACTAAGTTCCCACTCAAAAAATTGAGCGTGTCTACCCTTTTTACCTTTTTGAAAAAAGGCTGTTTTAATAGTAAAAAAAGGATCGTGTAGTTTTAATTTTGAGAAAGTCTTCTCGTGCTGAGCAAAGAACTCAGCTTCTTTTTCTTTTCTATCAATCATGTTATTTTATTTTTATACCAGATGCTGGTGTTGGTGCTTCTTCTATTCTTACAGTATCTCTATTTAATCTGAAAAAACTTAATCTTGTAGTACCATTTCTAGATTTAAGAAAATGAAATGCTAACAAGTCCGGATCATCAATAATAAATCTTTCTGGACCATATTGCCTTATCTTTCTAATAGATGGCTTGTTAATACCTAATACTACATCTGCGTGTTGTAACAGTGCATCAGAGCCATAAATATCTGAATCAAGAATATAGTTTCCGTATTCTCCATCTCTTGTTCTTTCAGGACTGTCAATATTTCTATTTAATTGACTCAGTACTAAAAAAGCAACAGGGTAATGTTTTTTCATATATGTGAGAGCTTCACCTAAAGAATTGAGCATTTCAAATTTGTCTTTTTCTGATTTTGCTTTTTTGAATAATGCTGAGTGATCTATAGTAACTAAAGTGTTTTGGTATTCATATATAGTATTACCGTTTTTATCGGTACCTACTTCTTTTTTGTATCTTTCTAATTCATAGTGTATTGTTGCACAAAAAGTATCAATTGTACAAGGGTCATAAATTACATTAACAAAGTCTTTATCTTCTGTACTATTATAAAGCTCAACGCATTTAAAATAAATAGCATCATCAAGTTCTACATCTTTACTCATTAATGTATTATAATCTCTACTAGTGGCTTGAGACAACTTTCTAACACCACTTGTTTCATCAAGCATCTCCATCTGAAATTTTAAAACTCTAAATTCTTGATCGGAATTAAGTTCTATGATATCAGCAATAAGTTGCTCCATAAATAACGTTTTGCCTGTTCCAGGTCTAGCTCCAACTACTGTAATAGTTCTCCATTCTAATCCGTCACAAAAAGCATCGTTAAATTTTGGCCAAGCACTTTTAAGAAATCTAAGTTCCCCTTTTTTTCTTGCTTTAATTTTAAGAATTGCTTTCTTTAAAGCTTCTCTTTCACTTACAGGAATTAAAGGTTGTGCTCCATTAAATAAATCGGACATCCTACTTATTTATTAAAATTTGGTTTTTTGTAACATTATATAAATAATGAAATAAGGAAATTACTACTTCTATAAGTATGTAATCTTTAATATCAATACTAGTTATGAAATAATTAATTATGTAATAACCAGCTATACTGCCTATTATGGCACAAATAAATAATAAGGTTTTATTATACAACATTCTCTTTAAAATATGATATATCTTCTTCACCATTTAAAATGATCTCACAATAATTAGCAAGATCAGAATCAAATGACTTGTCTGTATTTTGTTTTCTTATAAAATATTGAGCAGTTCTCATATAGTTATAGTTATTTAAACTAAATTCTGTAATGTATCTTTGAGTTGCTTTTAAGATAATATCCCAAGAATAGTCAAACTCGGTAAAAAACCATCTGAATGCGGCTTCAAGAGATTTATGATTAACTCTTGCATACTTACCGCTGTTAAGTTTAACTTTAGGAAATAAGTTATTGTATATTTCTATATTTTTAATAAAATCAGAACCCATTAAATCAGATGAAGTTTTCTTTTTGCTTTTTCTAAAATAACTATCAATTTCTTCGATAAAGATAATACTTTTATCTGATAATTTCAAATCTTCTTTTAGCCACCCTCCTTCAATAAGTCTTTGTTTTTCTAATTGAAAACTTACAAATTTTGCCGGAGATATCTTTTTATGTATACAATGCAAAACATAAAAAGTATTAGGACTTATATTCTCCTTAATT